AGTAAATTTTGCGTGCTAGTCGCTGAGCGTCAGACCGCAAAGTGAGTTTTTAGTGATCTAAAGTGAGGAGTTATTCTTACTGTCATCAAACACTACAAATAAACACGTTGAAATTATTTCCGGAAGAACAACTGTCCGGAATCAAAGACGATGAAAAATCGTAGACAAAACACCCGAATTTCGGGTGTCAATATAAAAAAGCAAAATCCAAAAAACAAAAAACAAACAAAAATAAAAACATCTGTTGTAAAAAGAGGCAAGCGCTCTGTGCAACCTTTTGGATTCCTGAATCCAATCATGAGAGTGCGAGCTCTGATAGTCTATCTAATCACCATGATTTTGACTGGGCGCCAATGGACCAAAGGAATGAAACTTTTCTGGAAGCGGGTTAACCCACAGATGGCTATAGCGACCTTGAAACGAGTCCGCAACATCACAACCAATTTACTGACTGGACTCATGAAACGGAAACGCAGAAGCTCTGTCAGTTGTGAACTCTTGTTGACACTACTACTGATGGTAACTGTAGGAGCTCTACAGATTGGGAGGATGAGATTTGCCGGAAAGATAGTACTGTCAATCAACGCAACAAAATATGATATAGGAAAAACATTTGATATCATGAACGGCACATGCACAGTCATGGCAGTAGACGTGGGGAATTGGTGTGACGATTATGTCATCTACCAATGCCCTACTCTGACAGAGAATGAAAATCCCGAAGACATTGACTGCTGGTGCTATGGAGTGCCCAACGTGTATGTCACATACGGACGTTGCAAACATGATGGACAACCGCGAAGGAACAGACGATCCGTGGCTTTGACAAACCATGTTGAAGAAACATTGAACACCCGTGGAGAGAGGTGGGCCGTAGACAAGATAGGGAAACAGCAATTTGAAAAGATTGAACGATGGATCATTCGCAACCCGCTATATGCCCTGGCAGTTGTTGGCATTAGCTACATGCTAGGGAGCAACGTAGGTCAGAGAATCATTATATGCATTCTGCTGTTACTTGTCGCCCCAGCATACAGCACACACTGTACAAATGTGGAAAAAAGAGATTTTCTCCAAAGCACCTCGGGTTCCTCGTGGACAACGGTTGTGCTGGAACATGGTGGATGTGTAACTTTGTCCGCTAAAGACAAGCCAAGTGTTGACGTATGGCTGTCATCAGTCACCATCAATAATCCACCGCTGACCCGGAAAGTCTGCTACAAGGCAACCCTCTCAGAACATAAGACAGCCAACCATTGCCCAACGGCAGGAGAAGCCTTTTTAGATGAAGAGAGTGATGACCAACATATTTGCAAACGTGGGTTCTCTGACCGAGGCTGGGGAAATGGATGTGGGTTATTTGGAAAAGGAAGTATTGTCGCCTGCTCAAAATTCACATGCAATCATGACATGCACCTCATGGAAATTGATCAAAATAAGATACATTTTAAGGTGACAGCTCAAGTGCATACATCAGAGAGAGATGCCACTTCAAAGGAATGGAAAAGAGAAACAGAATTCACCATGGCCTCTGGACCACAAGTGATTGGATTTGCCGGATATGGCACCGCCACGGTTTCTTGCAACCTGAAAACATCCATGGATCTTAATAACTATTATGTCTCAAAAATGGCAGATGAGTATTTCCTCCTGAACAAACAGTGGGTTATGGATTTGCCACTCCCGTGGACACCAGCTACCGCCACTTCCTGGAGGGAAAAACATTATCTCACCCACTTTGATGAGCCACACGCTACAACAGTCACCGTCACGAGCATGGGGAACCAAGAAGGATCCCTGAAGGCATCCATGGTTGGGGCTACAAAAATCTCTTATTCTGAAAACAAATATCACATCAAAGGAGGACATGCAGTTTGCCAAATACAACTACAGGGACTAACCATGAAAGGAAGCACATACACCATGTGCAAAGGGGGTTACTCATTTTCAAAAACACCTGTTGACTCGGGTCATCAAACAGTGATAATGAAAGTTAAAGTGTCAAAAGCCACCCCGTGCAGAATCCCTGTGGCAGTCATTGACTCAATGCAGAGCAACATTAATAGGGGAGTTGTTGTCACCACCAACCCCGTGGCCTTTGAGGCTGCAACGGAAGTGATGATTGAAGTCGTTCCTCCGTTTGGAGAGAGTGTGATCACGATTGGAAACGGAGAGGACAGGCTGACCTACCAATGGCATCAAGAAGGGAGCACGATAGGGAAAGCGTTCTCAGAGACCCTAAAAGGACTCGAACGACTCACAATCATTGGAGATGACGCGTGGGATTTCGGATCCACGGGGGGAATTTTCAACACAATTGGGAAGGCCATCCATACAGTTTTCGGAGGGGCTTTTTCGGCCGTCTTTGGTGGCGTCAGCTGGATTGTGAAACTACTCTTAGGAGTAGCATTTCTATGGCTGGGAGTCAATGCGAGGAATGGAACCCTAACTCTTATCTTGATGACTTTGGGGGGAATCCTAATTTTTCTGGGAACTGGAGTTGGAGCCGAACAAGCCTGCGCTGTCTCATGGGAGAGAAGAGAGTTCAAATGCGGAGATGGCATGTTCATTTTCCGAGACACAAATGACTTCTTGGGCAAGTACAAGATGTACCCAACATCGCCGCGTGAAATTGCTGCCGTCATTGCACAAACATTCTCAAATGGCGCATGTGGGCTCAACTCTGTGGATGAGTTAGAACACCAAATGTGGAAAGGAATTGAAGATGAAATTAACCACGTTCTAAGTGAGAATGGTCTGGATCTGTCTGTAGTCGTGCAGGACCCCCACAACATTTATAGAAGAGGAGGAAAAAGTTTTTCACCAGCCCAACGAACGTTGGAATATGGATGGAAAACGTGGGGAAAGTCCTTCTACTCTGCAGTAGAGAGGAAAAACAATTCCTTTATTATAGATGCCCTAGATCAAAATGAATGCAAAAATGCTGAAAGGGTATGGAATTCTTTAGAACTGGAGGAATTTGGATTTGGGGTTTTTAAAACAAAGCTCTTCCTTAAACCAAGGTTTGATTACTCAAAGAAATGTCCGACATACCTGTTAGGAACAGCGGTGAAACATGCCAGGGCAGTCCATGGTGACCAGAACATGTGGATGGAGTCTGAGCATGTCAATGGAACTTGGCAAATTACCAGATTGGAATTACAATCATACAGGGAATGTCTTTGGCCTCCAATGCACACAGCAGGAATCACTTCTGTGATGGAAAGTGATTTGTTCATGCCCCGAGAGCTGGGAGGACCTGTCACCTTACATAACCATATCCCAGGTTACGCGACACAGGTTTATGGAGCCTGGCATTTACCGAATATGGAACTGAAAAGGGAAGAATGCCCTGGCACTACGGTGCAGGTAAAAGACAATTGTGGAAAACGTGGTCCATCAGTTAGATCAACCACAGCAAGTAACAAAGTGATACCCCATTGGTGTTGTCGTTCCTGCACCATGCCACCCGTGACCTATAGAACAGCAAATGAGTGTTGGTATGCAATGGAAATTAGACCTGAAAACATGCAGGAAGAACACCTGGTGAAAAGCTGGGTCTCGGCCGGGGAAGGAAGAATGTGCGATCATTTCTCAGGAGGGCTGTTTGCCTTAATCATTTTGATGGACTTGATAATACACCATCGTCTCTCTCCACGCAAGCATTTGCTCCTAATCCTGCTGTTAGCGCTCCTAACCGTGTTCGGAGGAGTTTCCATGCGTGATCTTGCACGATGTTTGCTCTTACTCGGACACACATTTAACACCATGAACTCTGGTACTGAAGTCGCTCATTTGGCAATGGTGGCACTCACCAAATTGCGGGCTGGCTTCATAACTGGATACTTTCTTGCGCGACCCCTTGGACCGAGAGGGAAATTTCTCCTCGTTGTGGCCTTGTCTTTACTGCAGACGACACTCCCCATGAACATGGAATTCATGGAATGGGCCGACTCATTGGGACTTGTGCTGGCGCTGGCAGATGCCCTCTACACAATGCATGCCGACAGCTGGACAATGCTAGGTCTGATAGCCCTAAACCCACTTGGAAACCACATGTTAGTGAAGACAGTCACAACGATACTGTTCTCGGTGTGTGCTTTTGTGCTAGTCACAAGAAAATCAACATCCATAAGAAAAACTTATCCCCAACTGATAACTGCGGGGTTAGTGGAACTAGGGATGCTGCGAGGGTGGATCCTAGGTCTCCTTGTTGGGCTGCACAGGAAAAACAATGGCAAGGTTCGGTCGATTGATTGGACTGATGGAGTCACTGTCCTAGGTGTAGTAGCTGGCTTACTAGGGATGCTTTGTGGAGAACGTGAGGAGTTACTGGCTCCATTCGTCATTGGGTCAATCCTGCTACTTTGCTACGTGTTCAGCATGAAGAGTGACGGATTAGAACTTGAACGGGTTGCTGATGTGACCTGGGATGAAGAAGCTGAGTATTCCGGAGAAGCGGAGCGGTTTGATGTGACGGTCAATCACAATGGGGAATTCAATCTGATAGACCAGAAACCAGTACCATGGTCACACGTCCTGATGGGCACAGGTCTGTTAATAGTGTCAACTGTGCACCCAGCTGGATTGGTTCTGGCCGCTTTCGCATTCTGGTATTATCAGTACACCAAGCAACGCAGCAATATTCTATGGGAACTACCAGAAGTCGCCGAGCGGACACCAATGTTGACTGAAGGAGTGCCTGATGGAGTGTACCGTATCATGCAGAAGGGGGTGTTTGGACCACAGCAAAAAGGAGTAGGGGTAGGAAAAAGCGGAACCTTCCACACGATGTGGCATGTAACCCACGGTTCATTATTAAGATTAAATGGGAAACTGGTCACTCCAAGCTGGGCGAATGTAAAAAAGGACTTAATCGCTTATGGCGGGCCATGGCGGTTAACAGATCAGTGGGTAGAAAATGAGGATGTCCAAGTGATAGTGTGCTCTCCCAGAGCTGTGATCAGAAACGTCCAGACTACTCCAGGTATGTTCACCACCATTGAGGGGAAGAAAATCGGAGCTGTGTCACTGGATTACCCGCCAGGAACATCAGGTTCGCCCATTATCAACAAAAGAGGTGAGGTTATTGGACTATATGGAAATGGAATCCTCACAGAGGAGAAGAGGTTTGTATCCTCCATAGCCCAAGCAAGCGTTGAGGAGACTGCCAGTCCAACACCTGACATTTCTCTGTCAAAAGGAAACCTGCATGTGTTAGACCTGCATCCAGGATCTGGGAAAACCCGACAAGTACTGCCCGCTCTTCTTAGGAAATGTGTGGAAAAAAGGCTTAGAACACTCGTCCTGGCTCCAACAAAAGTAGTGTTGAGTGAAATGCATGAAGCAGTTAAAGACTTACCAGTTAGGTTCCACACGAGCGCCGCGCTGGAAACAAAGAAAACAGGAGCCCTGATAGACTTGATGTGCCATGCTACTCTAGCAAACCGCCTCTTGGAACCAACACGTTACGTTAACTGGGAAGTGGTCGTCATGGACGAGGCTCACTTTCTTGACCCACACAGCATAGCTGTGAGAGGGTGGATGCAACAATTGGTGACTCTCAAGTTGGCAGCAGTTGTGTTAATGACAGCAACACCTCCTGGAACAAGTGATCCATTCCCGGAGTCTAATGGGACAATAGAAGACACACAGGTGACTATTCCAGATGAACCTTGGAAAAGAGGCAACGAATGGATACTTGATGATCCCCGGCCAACTGCGTGGTTCCTGCCTTCCATCAAAGCAAGTAACATTATGGCTGCTTTTCTAAAAAAGAATGGGAAAAAAGTTGTGGTTCTGAATAGGAAAACATTTGACAAAGAATATGGAACGTTGAAAGCGGAAAAGCCTGACTTCATACTGACCACAGACATTGCTGAAATGGGAGCAAACCTGCCTGTTGAAAGAGTGATTGACCCAAGGACATGCATGCGTCCAGTGTTAGTGGATGAGAAAAATAGAGTGGAGCTGCAGGGACCCCTTCCCATCACAGCTTCTTCAGCTGCGCAGCGGAGGGGCAGGATAGGAAGAAACCCAGATCGCAACACGGACTCTTACATGTATGAAGGGGAGACCAGTGAAGAAAATGGAGATTTGGTGTGCTGGAAAGAAGCGTTGATGATCCTGGATAACATGGAAATCCCTGGAGGATTCACGATGAGCCTCTTTGGTAGTGAGGCTAGGAAAGTCGAGCACGTTCCAGGGGAATACCGTTTAAAACCAGAAGCAAGGAAACGGTTCAGGCAACTGATGAGGAAGTATGAGTTTACACCATGGTTGGCTTGGAAAGTCGCAAAGAATACCAAAGAGATGGAAATGTCTTGGATAGTGCAAGGACCTAAAGAGAACAGAGTCTTAAATGAGTTTGGTGAGAACCTGACGTTCAAAAGCAGGTATGGCTCAATTGAGAAAATACAACCAATCTGGAGCGATGCTAGAATGTTTGCTGACGGACAGACCCAAAAAGCGTTCATAGAGTACGCAACAACAACACGATCAATAACAGCCGTGATCGAAAAGGTGGCTATGGTGCCAGAGGCCTTAAAAGACAAGGTGCAGGATGCTTTCGACACCTACTACACTTTGTACAAGGCAGAAGAAAAATCACGCAGTTACCAAATCGCTCTTGAACAGATACCTGATGCCCTAATAACGACATTGTGCTTGGGAGCCTTGGCTGCAGCCACAGGAGGAATCCTTCTCTATTTGTTGCTGCCAAAAGGAATGTCTCGCATGACACTGGCTTTCTTCACTATGTTGGTAACGGGGGCTGGTTTATGGATGGGAGGACTATCAACAGTGAAGGTGGCCAGTGCTATGCTGGTCTTTTTCATACTGTGTGTTGTGCTGATTCCAGACACTGGAATGCAACGTTCCATCCAAGATAACTACTTGGCTTACTTCATCATCAGTCTAATAAGCTGTGTGGCCCTTATTGTCGCCAACGAAAACGGCTACCTGGAGAAAACTAAAGAGGATCTATTTGGAAGGAGAGCGCTGAACAGCTCAAATGTTTATGCCAACTTGCCAGTGGAAAAGTGGCTGAGCCTTGACTTACAGCCTGCCACTTCCTGGACACTCTATGCTGTAATAGTGGGGGTGTTGTCACCGCTGTACCACCATATCGAACACGTCAACTATGGAGCCATATCATTACAGGGAATATCCCAGGGAGCGGCTGCCCTTTTTCAGATGGACAAGGGGTATCCTTTCATGCGGTTGAGAATTCCGCTGGTTCTGCTGTTGGCAGGGGCCATCAACAACCTCACTGCCATCACAGCAGGACTAGGGTTCCTATGTGCTATGATACATTGGGCTTTGGTTTTGCCTGGCTTGAAGGCCAAATTAGCAAAACAGGCGTTGCGCAGAACGTACCATGGGGTCACAAAAAACGCTGTGGTGGACGGCATGTGCACAAATGACCTAGATGCTGGGGACGACATGCCTGAAAAGTTTGAGAAACAACTAGGAACCTTTGTGCTCATCACCCTTGTTTTCTTAAACGTAATTCTGAATCACAATGTAAAGGCTTTTCTGGAGGGAATGGTTCTGGTATCCGCCAGCCTGCAACCATTATTGACAGGGGTTCCAAATCCGTACTGGAATCAACAAATAGCTGTAGGTGTGGCAGGTCTCATGAGAGGAAACTACATGGCTGCAGTAGGAATGGCTCATGCCTTATGGAATGCCCAGGCAAATCGCAGAGGTGGCACAGGATCCGGAATGACCCCAGGGGAGGCTTGGAAGAAACAGCTGAATAAGCTTGGGAAAACACAATTTGAGCAGTACAAGAGATCATGCATACTTGAAGTGGACAGGACACATGCCAGAGACTCTTTGAAAAATGGCATTCAGAATGGGATAGCTGTCTCCAGAGGGAGCGCAAAGTTAAGGTGGATGGAAGAAAGAGGCTACGTGAAACCAACTGGAATCGTGGTTGACCTCGGCTGCGGTCGAGGGGGGTGGAGTTACTATGCTGCTTCGCTGAAAAATGTGAAAAAAGTAATGGCCTTCACCCTGGGTGTGCAAGGGCATGAAAAGCCAATAATGAGAACAACTCTAGGGTGGAATCTCATAAGATTCAAGGACAAGACAGATGTGTTCAACATGGAAGTAATCCCTGGGGACACACTGTTATGTGACATTGGAGAAAGTTCACCGAGCATTGCAGTGGAAGAACAGCGCACCCTAAAAGTCTTAAATTGTGCAAAACAATGGCTACAGGAGGGAAATTACACCGAGTTCTGCATCAAGGTGTTGTGTCCCTACACCCCTCTCATAATGGAAGAACTCTCCAGGTTACAACTAAAGCATGGAGGAGGCTTGGTTAGGGTGCCACTTTCCCGTAACTCAACTCATGAGATGTATTGGGTGTCAGGAACAAGAACTGATGTGGTGGGCACCGTGTCAAATGTGTCGCGGTTGTTGACCAGGAGGATGTTGAATAAGCCGCAACCCCCAACACTGGAAGATGACGTGATTCTGGATATGGGCACCCGAAGCATGGAATGTGATACAGGTCCTATTGATGAGGACAAGATAAGACGACGGGTGGACCTTCTAAGAGAAGAGTACAAGAAGACCTGGTTCCATGATTTAAACCATCCATACAGGACGTGGCATTACATTGGCTCTTACTTGACAAGAGGAGGAGGAACAGCGGCATCCATGACCAATGGCATAGTCAAACTCATGTCACAACCATGGGACGCAGTGGCTGGGGTGGCATGCATGGCCATGACTGACACAACACCATTTGGACAGCAGAGAGTGTTTAAAGAGAAAGTGGATACCAAACCGCCAGAACCCAACAAGACAGTGCGTCATGTGATGGCCATGACTAATAGCTGGATCATGAAATACTTGGCCAGGAATAAGCAACCACGGCTGTGCACTAAGGAAGAGTTCATAGCTAAGGTTCGATCCCACGCTGCCCTCGGAGCTTTCGTTCCAGAGTTGGAAGGTTGGAGTTCAGCACATGAGGCCGTCCATGATCAACGGTTCTGGAAACTTGTTGATGAGGAAAGGGAGTTGCACAAAAAAGGTGAATGTAGAACATGTGTGTACAACATGATGGGGAAACGAGAGAAGAAACCATCTGAATTTGGGAAAGCCAAAGGGAGCCGAGCCATATGGTATATGTGGCTCGGAGCTCGGTTTCTTGAGTTTGAGGCACTGGGTTTCTTAAATGAAGATCACTGGGTCTCCCGGAAGAACTCTCTGAGCGGAGTGGAAGGCGTTGGGCTGCAATACCTCGGCCATGTTCTGAAAACATTGGAAAGAAAAAGTGGGACGTCCTATTATGCAGATGACACGGCTGGATGGGATACCAGGATAACGATAGCTGATCTAGAAGATGAGCAAGACATCTTGACTTACATGAGACTAGAGCACCGAATCCTGGCCGAAGCTGTAATGAACCTGGCATACAAACACAAAGTGGTTAGGGTTGAAAGACCTATTCAGGGCGGGAAAACTGCAATGGACATCATCTATAGGCAGGAGCATCGAGGATCTGGGCAGGTGGTGACGTACGCGTTCAACACCATCACAAACATGAAGGTCCAATTGATAAGAATGGCCGAGAGTGAAGAAGTCCTACCTGACCCGTCCCAAGAATGGACTCCAGAACACGGAAACACACTATGGCAATGGCTGAATGAAAATGGGGAAGACAGACTTGGCAGAATGGCTGTTAGTGGAGATGACTGCGTGGTGAAACCTATAGATGATCGCTTCGCAACATCCTTGACTTACCTGAACCACATGGCCAAAATAAGGAAAGATATATCTGAGTGGAAGCCATCAAAACCATTCATGGACATCGAGGAAGTTCCTTTCTGCTCCCACCATTTCCACAAACTCATCCTCCGGGATGGAAGAGAGATAATGGCCCCTTGCAGAGAACAGGATGAGCTGATCGGGAGGGCTAGGATTTCCCCTGGAAATGGCTGGTTGGTTAGAGAGACTGCCCCATTAAGCAAGGCCTATGCTAACATGTGGAAACTGTTTTACTTTCACCGTAGAGATCTAAGGCTGATGGCTAATGCAATCAACTCAGCTGTCCCCATTGACTGGGTCCCAACGGGACGTACCACATGGTCAGTTCATGGAAAAGGAGAGTGGATGACGTCAGAAGACATGCTAGATGTGTGGAATAGAGTATGGATCACCGACAACCCCTTCATGAACCGGAAAACTTTGATAGGGAAGTGGCAGGACATCCCGTACATTTCCAAGTCACAGGATGTCCGTTGTGGCTCAATGATTGGCACATCAAAGAGAAGCAGTTGGGCTGAAGCTCTTCCTCACACTGTACAAAAGGTGAGAGGCATTGTGGGGACACAAGAGAGGTACCGTGATTACCTTGAAACTCAAAACAGGTTCAGGACCATAGTCCAACATCTTGTTGGAGATATCCTGTGAGAGCAATAAAAAATTTTAAAGACAAAAGTGTCAGGCCAAGATTGAGAAAATCTTGCCACAGCTTGGCAGACTGTGCAGCCTGCAGCCCTAGAGGGAGACTGACCAACTCCCTTTAGTAGAAAAGGTCAGGGAAGAACTTGAGGATGGGTGTGGCCTCAAGATCTCTTCTCAAAAAACGGACTGAACACCACACCTAGATGAAGATAGTAGGGGAGCCTCCGCCAATGGTGGCTTTACATATTGAGCTACTGCATTGGTCGATGGGGACTAGCGGTTAGAGGAGACCCTCTCCTACGCATGGATTTTGCAATATGTTGACATCAGGGAAAGACCGGGTGTTTGTCGGTTCCGGAGAGCTCCGGAGGCCAGGGCGCCGTTTGCCCGTAGTTTATAACTGGCCTTCGGGGATCGAAGGAGTTGCCAAACACT